ATACCGACCCACGCGGAACCGAAGCCCACGCCCTCGCGGAACGCATCCGGCAGGGCCGCACGAAGAGCCCCGGCCACGATCGCCGCCGCCGCAGTCGGGGTCCGTTCGATGGCAGGAACGCAGGCCCCATGGACCTTCTCGGCCAGGTCACGAAGCCTCAACGAGTACGCGGCAACAAGGAGGCTCATCTGTCAGCCTCCAACGTCACTTCGGCCCGAGGGTGCTCCCGGTCGAGGGCGTGCGTCAGTGCGCCGATACACAGCACGTCGGCGTTATCGTCCGCGAGGATGCCGAGATCGACGAGCAGATCCTGCACGGCATCCAGTGCGTTGCTGTAGTCCCAGCGCCTCCGGCTGTCTCGGTAAAATCGGATGCTGATCCGAGTCCTCCCTGGGAGCGGGAGAGAGACCCCGCCGTACGACGTGAGTCGATCCTCCGGGCGGACACGGCCCCGTACAATCCGCACACCCAGAGCGGCGGCGTTCGCTCGATACCACCGTTCGTGCCGTGCCGATGGGAGAAGTATAGGCCGGCATCCAGCCCGCACGATCCGCGCGCCGTCTTTCTTTGCCGGGGTGTTGCCGATCAGAGTGATAGTCATCATTTCCCTGCCCCAAGTATCGCCGTCAGTGGTGCGGTGCTGTCTCGGATGGCCTTCCAGCTCTCCAGGTTGGCCATGAGCCGCTTCTCCCCTTCTTCCGGGGTCATCACGTCCGGGTTCCACGCGAGGTAGAACTCGCCAGGGCTCACCAGGCCGGCCTCGCATCGAGACGTCCACAGCTCCAACTCCCTCGCCTCGTCCGCGTAGATGGGCAGTTCGGTGAAATCGATGCCGAAATCATCCGCCAGCATCACCTCGGCGTGGTACTTCCACACCACGCCAACCGCCTTCCGGAGCTGGTTCTCCACCCTCCGGAACAAGGGGATGGTCGCCTTCCGCCTGTCCCGGAGGGCTCTTCCCTTCATCTCCAGATATTTCCCGCTCTGGTTGCTCGCGGCCGCCCGGAACGCATCGTAAGAGAGGCCGTAAGTACGCAGGGTCATGTCGATGTCTGCGCAGATGTCGTCCGAGAGCGACGCAAAATCGGCCTGGGTGTCGAGGACGCCGATCTGAGACCCTTGCTCCAAGAGCATCACGACCCCAGCGCCTCCAACCCGCTCTTTCGCCCGGTCGGTCAGGTCGCCGGAGATCCAGGTGGTCCGGCAGGCCTGGTGGTCGAACACGTGATTTTTTTGAGCCATCTTCTTGGCCGCCGCCAGAGTGGCGTTGACCAGGTCGCTCCCGGTCGTGACGCTCCAGAACTGCCCTGGCACGGCGTTTTGCCTGACAAAAACGAACGGCAGGAAGCCGCCCGGGTAGGGGTTCACCATCTCCGGGTTGTCGGGGGGCGCGACCCGCTCGCCGCGACCATCAACGATGTAATGCTCGTCAGGAGACCAGACGACCCACCGGGGACCGGCGGAGTCGGGAGAGTCCACTGCCTCGATCTGATAGGCGATTCTGGTAGGCCTGGTCGGCCTCTGAGGGTCTGTCCACACCGTCATCTGGTCCGGAGTCAGGATCACGGGCTCGGGCCGTTTGTTTTCCGGATCCCAAAGAACCGCGATACAGACGGTATTCAAGAGGCTCGCGTAGGGCTCGACAACCCGGAATATCTCGCTGTCGAGGCCGACCTCGGCGCACCATTCCAGGTATTTCTGGTCGCCGCGCCTGGTCGGGGGGTCGGTGTACAAGGAGGACAACTCCTTGTGCGCCCACCTGAGCGGGTTTGCGGTGGGCGGGACGTCCAAGGCCCCTTGAAACCGCTTCCAGACCTCCTCATGGAACACCGCCTTGAGCCGCTTGGTCACGTAGTCCTGGTAGTCGTCGTGATAGATGGCTAGGCGCTTGGTCGCCTCCCCCTGCCGGGCCAGCTCCGAGAGCCCCTTGGCCTGGATCCACGTTTTGTCGACCGCCTCAGCAGCCACAGAACGAAAGAGAGTCATCGTTGCCTCCTCATAGGACGTCTACAGCGGTTCGGCTGTAGTATTTATTGGTCACGTAGTATCGGAGCGCGTCGCAGACGTGGTCCGTGAGGCCGTCTTTCACCGGTCGGCATTCCCCCGGCGCTCCCTCTGGGTACGAGTACCCCGTCAGCGCGCCCCACACGGAAACGTACTCCCCCGGCCGCTTCTTGGCGAGGTCTCTGGAGACGTGGATCTTGCCCTGAGCCACTCTGCTGGCGACCATGGCAACCGAGGACTCGATCGCCCTGAGCCTCGGGTCGTGGGTGAACTTCACTGGGCGCCGAAAGATCTTCTTCAGCACGCCCACGTCAGACTCGTAGGCGTGCGAGTTGCTGGCGTCCCCTGCTGGGTCGCAGGAGATGAATACGGGATCGGGGTACCGCCGCTTCATTTCCGCGCCCATCTCCTCGGTCAGCACATCCTCTCGCAGGTACGCATCCACGACGACGTCGCCCTCGGCGTATGGTTGGATGACCAGCCAGGCAGGACGGCGGCGCCCGAAATCGACGGAATGCCAGTAAGGGAGAGCCGGATCGAACGAGACCGGCACCAGGTGGCTATCAGCGAACGGGAAAACCCGCCCGGAGAACGAAACGAACTCGCCGCCGAGCTCCTGTCTGGCGTAGTCGCCGGAATAGCCAGACGCGACCAAGTCGAGATAAGCCTGCGAGAGGAAGCGGTTCTGCTGGGTCGCCACGCCCGAGATGAGGCCCCGACGAGAGCGGAGATCCGGATTTTCCTGGAGTTCGGTAACGAACTGGTCATACAGCCACCCACGCCCGCGGGCGGTGGTCGTGATTCGCAGTCGGCAGGGACCATTGGGGGAGGAGAGCCTTCCCCTCACGACCTGGAGCGCATCGAGGGAGGAGTAGGACGCCTCGTCAATGAGCGCGTATCCGTGCTCTTGGCCTCTGATAGAGTCGTAGACGTCCAGGCTCCGGAACAAGAGCCTCCGCCCGTAGACGTTGAGCTCTTTGTCGGTCCTGTGATACCGGTATTTCCAGCCCCATTTATCCAGAACCGAGAGCATGGTCGGGAGAGTCGAGTCGCGGAGCTGCGGGTATGTGTTGGCGCAGATCAGCCCGGTGCACTCGGGGTAGCGCTGGAGCATCATCAGGATCCACGAGCATCCGGCCCATGTTTTTCCCGACCGAATCCCGCCGACAAACGCCAGCTCGGGAAGCGCAGAGAGCAGGAACTGGAGCTGGGGGGCGGAGTAAGAGATCCGCCGGGGTTCAGTCGTCTCCGGCATCGTCGTCACCACCGGAGAGGGAGAGGTGCTCGGCGCCGATCGGGAGCATGGTGCCATCCTCGCCCGCCAGGTAGATGGCAATCGGAGGCGGAGGCTCATCGGTGCGCTCGATTTTGACCGGCATGTCGTACCCCAGCATGGCCGCACGGCGTTTGAGGAGCCTCTCCAACCGGTCGACGGCATCCAGGTCTCCGCCCTCGGCGCTCTCAATAAGCGCCGGGAGGAGTTTGTCGATCCGAGCGAGGTCGAGGTCGCGCTGGTACGCTGCCAGCTCGAGATTTTCTGCGGCCAAATCCTCCAGGGCCGCGTGAAGATGACGCTTGACGGTGGTCTTCCCGCACGAGAGTCGCTCTGCAATTGCGGCGGTCGAGAAGCCCTTCGTCCGCAATTCAAGGATCTCTTTCCTCCTGAGTGCCCCCTGGACAGCATTTGCGGAGATTGCGCCCCTAGGCATTGTCCGCTCCGGAGTGGGTGAAGAAGGGCGAGGGGAAGGAGATCCCCCCGCCCCAGATGCTATGTCTCGCCAGGAGGAAGGTCAGGCTCATACCATGATGGTAGGCCGGGCTTCGGCTCCGAGTCTAGGGTCGTATGTCCGAGTTTGGCCGAGTTTGGCCGATTATCGGTACTATTCTAGAGCTTACCGGCCTCCCGTGTCAAGGATTTCGTATCCATTTTTCCGAAGTTCTTCCCGGATTTCCTCCGGGGTCCCCTCGATCAGCCAGGTGTGCCCGTCTCGGTCATCGTACCCGACGGAAACGCAGTCGTCGGGGATCTCGATGGGGATACAGTGGCGCCTGAGATCGTATCCGACGTCCAGGGAAGAGAGGCGGATGTCACCGACGCAGGTTTGGCCGCGCATGCTGGTTTTTTTCATTTTCTCCTCCTGCTCGCGTTTAATATCTCCCGAAACTCTGCGCCCCTCCTCTCTGCCT